AATGCTGGTGGCAAGTAAGTAGCTAAAGAGCTTATCGTGTAATCAGCTACTGCCTTAATATTAGGTATTCTATCATCGTCTATAATAGATACCCCAAAACTAGGATTATAACTTACAGTATCAACATAACTTAATATATTTCTTTCATAATTACTTGTGCCTGTTACTGTTATAAATCCAGTTGAACCGCTGCTTATAAGATGTAAGTTACCGCCAGCAGTATCAATACTTTGAGTTCTAAATGCGCTAGTAACTCCTGGTGCTCGTCTGACTACCCATGCTCCAGGCACGGTGCCTAATCCTGGAACCACTGCATTAATAGATTCGTCCCATACAAAACTAGGATTAGGACTAGTTCCTCTTTCGATTTCTATTCCTGAGGTTCCTTCTGTAACTACGCTACCTAATTCTCCTAAATTGAGGATAATTTGATTATCCTCAATTTCCATTACAGTAGTTTGCACAGACGTTGTATTTCCTAATACTGTTAAATCTCCGGTAATAATGACTTCGCCGTCGTTAACACCGGTATTTAAAGTAATTGTACCGCCTTGTTGTACAGTGATTTTATAATCACCGTCACTTACATTTAAAACTTTCATTCACTGTCCAGTTAGATAGCTGTTAATTGCAATGTAGTTTCTGTAGAGTCATCAGTAATTGTCCATTTATATTTGTTGTTACTGAAATCTCTTGCAGTTCTGTTGTAAAGTTTTTTAATGTTTACATATTGACCATCACTTTTTCTACCTTGAATAGTCATTTCATTTGCATTTAAAGATCCTGCTACACCATTTACTAAAGTACAAACACCAACATTTCCTGTACCTGAACCTGCTGTAGATCTTTTAGTTCCTGTTTTTAAATCGTTCACTAAAAACTTGTTGGATGATCTTTGACGAATGATATATCCAGAAGCTGTTTCGGCATTACTAGCTACTTGAACATTAATCTTAACGTTAAAGAATGTATCATTAATTGGATTTTCTGCTGTCTCGTCGGCATTAGGTAAGCGGCCGAAGAATCTTTTGTTAATTGGACGTCCCATTTGTTTTCTCCTCATGTTGACGTTCTAGGTCTACGCGGTGGGACCGCATAAGTCTTCTAGACATAGTATTTATATAAAACAAAAGGACCCTAAAGAGTCCTTTTTGTAAAAACTTTTTGTAAAAGTTTTTTTGATTAGCTGAATACTGCGTTTGTAACAGTAACAGTACCTAGGTAATCTGCTGCATTACCTAAAGAGCTTGCACTGTTGCTTAGTTCAACATATCCATAACGAGTCATAAAGCTTACGACTGGTTCGAATGTTGATGGATCTAGGACAACACCGCTACTCATTAATGGAATGTATGGGCAATAGAAAGCAGCCGCATCACTCTCACTTGTACCTTTGTAACCAACTAACACTGTATCGTTAGCTGCATATGTGTTAACATATACCTTCATTGCACTGTTCAATGTACCAACAAACTTGGTGTTAGTTGGAGCTTCGAATGTACCTTCTGTTGTTCTTGCGAAAGCAGAAGTTGTTGCACTTTGAAGAATTGTTAATACTGTTGGGCTTACAACTGCCCAATTACCTGCACCACGACGTGTACGCTGAGCGATTCTGTTAGCAACACGGTTGATCATAACAGCTAAAGCAGCATGTTCATCACCAACGAATGTAGCAGTACCAGAAACAGCAGCTTGGTCGTATGCTTCTAAGTTTTGTGTACCAGCTAGTGTTGATAGGCTAGCTAGAATTTCTTGATCGATTTCAGCAGTAATTTCTTGAGCAAGAGCTGCCATAATTTCTGCTTCAATATCGATACCTTGTTGTGCTTGTGCGTCCTGAGCAGCTTCAAATGTCCAGCGAGCTGATAGCTTTCTGGTCTTAGCTTCTACAGTTTGCTTTAAGATTTGAATGCTTAATCTGTTACCAGCTTGTCCTTCTAGAGCGGCTGTAGCAGCAGCTTTAGCAGTTGTTGTGTTACCAGAATATGCCTCAGCAATCTTAAATGGACTTAGTGCTTCTTCACCTGCTACTGCACCTGAGTTACCTGTACCTGCTGTATCGCTGTAACGAACACGTAGGGTATGGATTTGTCCAACTGGACCAGTCATTGGTTGTACACCTACCAACTCGTTAGCGATAACGGTTGGCATAACACGACGGATTACTGGAAGAATCACGCGGTTTAATGTTGCGACGTTGCCGGCAGAAGTAGCACCACCTGTAGCACTTTCTGCGAGATACTTACGAGTATTCTCTAGAGTAGATGCCATTACAGATTTCTTTGTGCCTTGTAAGCCTTCTAATAGGGCTTCTTTTGTTTCTGCCCAACGGCTTGTTAGTAGTTCTGACATTATTTTTTCTCCTAATTAATGTTTAAATTCCAGCTAGTCGACGAATATCAAAGATATTGCTGTCTGACTCGCTGCTACTTACGCTGTTGGTATTTTTGTTGCCTGTAATTTCTTTTGCCTCTACTAGTGCCTTTTTCTTCTGCGGAGCTTCGCCAGCGATAACTGCTGGTAAGTACTTTTCAAAGTTACTACGTAACTTAGATGTATGTACACTTTCAAGCAATTCTGTCATGATAGCCTTTTGACTTGTGGCCAAAGGACCTACTAATTCATCAATAATTGCTTTTCTTTCTACACTCTCTTTCAACATTTTAATTTCTGCTTCTTTGCTTTCTGAGATTAGACGTGCTTCTGCTACAGCGTTTTTAGCAGCGGCTACTTCTAATTCCTTCATGTCTATGACCTTGAGCAATTTAGCTGTTTCTGATTTTTCGCTTAGATAGCTATTCTGATATTCACTAGCATACGCCTCAAAAATCTTACGACCAAAGTCGTTGCGACGAGCTAATTCAATATCTTCTTTCAATTGACCAATTTCTTTTGTTAAAGTTTGTTCAACTGTGTGTTCAACTAACTTAGCAGCACGTTTAATGAAATGTTCTTTCATTAACGCAAGTGCCTGACGGCCTTCACGTACTAAACGTACTTTAGTTTCTGCTATATCTTTCTTGTCTGTATGGAACTCAGCGATTTCATGAGCTAAAGCTTCTACCACAAATTTTTCAAGAGTTTTAAACTTTTGAGCCATTTGGACCTGATCTTCATGTAGCTCTTTTACTTCTGCCGCTAATTGACGAGTAATAAACTCTTTCATTAGATTGGCATTTTGTTTCATTGCTACAGCATATTTGGCCTTTTGTTCAGCCAACTGCTTACGATCTTCAACAAATTCTACGATTTCTTCTGCTAAACGGTCATTTAACATACGATCAATTGCTTCAACCATAACTTGTTTGTCATGTTCGTAGCGTTGAGCGAATTCTTCTCGAAGTTGTTGTGTAACTTGTGTGCGATTTTCTGTGATCTTCGCATCCCAAGCTTTTTCGATATCAGCTTTGATCTCCTCAGAAATCACATTGTTCTCAAACAGTGTTTTAAGTGCTTCCAACATGTGATTCTCCTTTTTTATTGGAGTCCGCTTATTATTTTTAATAAGCTTTCTTTAAGATACTTCTGCGCCTTAGGATCGTCCTGAACCTCTTTCGCTATGCGTAAGCTTCTATAACCACCTTGGTGATTCATAAGATGTTCATAGATAGGTGTAGGATATGCTCCAGGAGCACTAGGTTGAGCCACCACATCTACTGTGATGATTTCAAAATCTTTGACGTGGCCGCCGTTATCAACATCACCGGATCCACGTGAAGAAACTCCCAACTTCACGCCGGATTCTAACATAGTTTTCACTAGTTGACCCATTGGAGTCGGGAGTACTTTTAATTTTCCATAACCGTCTGCGCCATCCATCCACATTTCTGTAACCATATGGCACACACGGTCAAGGTTGATTCTTAGATCGTCTGGATGATCTACTTCGCCTAAAACTGAATAGCCACCAGCAATTTGATCGTTCAGGGTTTTGACAGCCCTGGCAATCTCACTTGCAGGATAAACTCTCTGATTTTGATTCCGCTTGTCGCCTTGGATACAAATCCCTTTAAGATAAAGGGACTTGCCATTTACGCCTTCCTCGGACTCAACGACCATCTTTGCTTGGTCGAAACTCAGGTTTTCACGAAGTGTTTTCATCTTATGATCTTATTTTGCGCGACTCTTAACGCCGTTAAGAGGACTTCCTGCACTCTTATCGCCGTCATCGCCGCCTTTAGGTGTACTTACTTTCTTAAGATGCTTTACACCTGCTTTACCGCCTGGTACATTTACATTACCTGCGTTATCTTCTTTAGTACTAGGATTTGCTAATCCACCTTTTGTACCACCACTTGTGCTTTCGCCACCAGCTACGATATTAGCAGCAGTTCCACCCATATCGTTTTTACCAGCAACTATACTTTTTGTATTTGCGCCATCATCGCCCATTTTTGGGTTACTTACTTTCTCGATGTACTCGCGCATAAAACTTACGTCGTCTGCCATGCCCATTTTCATTGGTGATTCGTCATCGCCCATGTCCATATCCATGTCATCACCCATGTCCATATCCATGTCATCACCACCCATGTCATCGCCTTCGTCGCCCATCATTTTTTCAAATTCTGCACGTAAATCATCAATGGCATCTTCTAAATCAACCACACGATCTTCTAGATCATCGCCGCCTTCTTCGTCGCCCATGTCCATGTCGTCTTCTTCATCGCCGGCTTCTACATCGCCTAGCATATCATCTGCTGGGTCGCCGCCGATGTCATCATCGCCTTCGCCGAAAGCAAAGTTTTCGTCCATTTCTTCGTCTTCTTCTTCGTCGTCCTTGGCTTCTTCTACAGACTCGTCTTCATCATCGTCGTCTTTAGCTTCTTCCATATCCTCATCTTCTTCATCGTCTTCTTCGGATAATTCAAAGTCTTCGGCTAAGATATTTTCATAGATTTGGCGGCTCTTTTCCACAACGATTTGATGGAAAATTTCCTTTGCTGCTTCTTGGTCTTCATTTACAAGATGCTCGAGCATCTGCTCGAATTTTGATCGATCAGTCATTTTATCCTCCTATTAAGATTGTAAGGCTGTCAAATATTATTTACAGAGAAACCCGAAAAACTGGGCTATAATGGTGTTTTTTTTAAGATTTTAGATTCCAAGTGGGCATTAACCTTCCTAACTCCTCATAAGTCATATGTCTAAAGTTAGGATATGGCCACTCTAAATTATAATATTTTTGATCTACTACTCTATAAAATTTTATAGATTTGTTTTGTTTTATAACTTGTTCAGTTTGTTTTTCCCAATTACCATGATAGGTAGCAGGATCTGCACTCTTCCTATAATTTGCCGTATCGGCATATACATTATTTAACAATCCGTTCATTCCGGTATAGTCAAATCCAAAAATATATATCTCACTAGGTCTATGTTTACAGGCTAAATCTAAGGCTGTAGGTCCAGAACTCCATCCTAAACTAGGACTAAAATATCTAAATCCAGTATAATTTCTGTATTTTGCATTAGGATTAGTCCATACTTCATGACTTCTTTGATAGCCTGTTTTTTCTATTTCTACTATCATTTTAGGATCTACCGCAATAAGATAATCTGGTTCAAATTCTCTATACAGAGCATTACAACCATATATTTTACCGTATTTTCTTAGTTCTTCGGGTCTGATATTAAGGCGACTGCGTCCATTGCCTAATACAAAACTGCGCATAAAAGTGTCCTTTTAAGACTAATTATGCCGCAGGCTGAGGAGGTGCTTTATACATGGCTTCTATGAATTCTAATTCTTTTTCTTGTTCTAATAAGTGCGCTTCACTAGCTTTACGTAGTTCATTTATTTGACCTAACGTTAATCTAGTTTTACGTGTGTCACTTCTTTCTAAAGAAGTTGAATCGTGTTTAGGCATATAGCGAAGATCGTTTGCTATAGATCTCATGTCTTTATCAACATAAAATAATTCACGAAGTATCATAGTAGTATTATTTATACAGCAGGTGCGGGTGCTGGAGCACCGGCAGGTGGAGCACCAGGAGCAGCAGCAGGTGCGGCAGCATCAGGTGCCATAGCTTCGTCAGCAGTTGCTCCCATGTCAGCACTAATACCTGCTTGACTAATACCTGCTCCTCTTAGTTCAGCGACACTATCAGTACCAACTGGTTTAGCTTTGCCGTTCTCTTCTGCCCATAGGCGTTCATTTTCTGCTATCTCTTCGTCGGTTAAGCCTAAGAAACGTTTTAACGCAAAACGTTTACTAATAGTAGGTATCTGACTCATAGTCTGATATGTTGGTGCTCTAGCAGTGTCTAATTCGCTTTGTCTTGTAGCTGCGAAATTTTGCGGAGGCTCAAATTTTAAATCAAATAAACTTGTATCAATGTTCACACCGCGATCTTTTAGATACAATTTGAACTCTTGATCAAATATTTCAGTCATTAGATTTTGTAATCTAATACAGTAATTATTAAATCGTAATTCTTGAATATAAGCAGTTCCTACCCTGCCATCATTATATTGACTTTGACTATCGTCGGCACCTGTTGGTAAGTAACTGCTAGGAATACGTAATCCTCTAAACAGCTTGTTAGTAAAGTACTTTAAGTCATCAATTTCGCCTAAATTAGTGCCACCTGGTAGTGTTTCTACTTTACTACCTCTACCCTCAGCAGTTTGTGGGAAGAAGTAGTCTTCATTAATTGATAAAGGATTATAGGCTGAGTCAATAACATTAGTACCGCCACCAACAGCACTAGGAATTCTTCGCTGATGTATTTCATTTTTCACCCTCTCCACAAAGCTCATAGCCAAGTGACTGGGCATATTTCCTACATCGATGTAGAATATTCTACGCTCAGGAGCACGTTGAATACGATAGATTATAATAGCATCTTCTAATAATTCTTTTTGTTTAAAAACTTTAAAAACAGTTTCTAATAGTGAATTACCAAAGGGATAATTGTTGTCTAAGCCTTCGCTTAAACTTAGATGTACTACATGTTTGGCATCTATTGCTACTTCATTTTCGTTGTTTTGAAAACGTGTTCCTGGACTAATAGGATAAGCACTGGCTTGTCCTCTTGCCGCAGCACCGCCTGCTACATAAGCAGTGCCTCTATTATTCATATTAGTAGTGTTAGGATTAATAGTCGTAACTGTTAAATCTTGAAAGTTAGGATTTAAATCTCGTACTACATATTGCTCCGGCTTCTTTCCTTCGCTTTCATTTACAATTACTTTGGTTATTTTACCCGGATCTATATAAAACCATTTTTTGTTCTCCGGATCTCTGATAAAGAACGCATCTCCATATTTGAACACATTACGAACAATACGAAAGATTCTAGTATCAAATTTTTGTAGTTTACACCACTGTTGTAGATATTCTCTTAATATCTGAATTTCACTATTAGTAGCTTTTTGTTTATAGTAAAAATGAAATGGCGTTTGATTTTCTTTATTTTTTTGACTACAAAATTCACTTAGAATATCTAAAGCTGCGTTAACTTCGCTGTCCATATCCATGGTATCATATTGAAGATAACGATCAATACGATTAGGAGCACCTGTATAAACATCTGGTA